TGTTCCGATTGCTTTACACTATAATTAGCAAAGTTAACTCTCAAACATCCACCATACTTTCTTATGTTTTGTAACGTAAAGTCATAATCTTCTTTTAATGGAAGTTCTTCATCATATCGTAATTTAGTTCCTTTTATATGTCCGTGAAATGGGCAACCAATAAACTGAATAAAACTAAAGGGTGTATATTCTCTATATGCTCCTTTGTCTATTACTGTATTTAATCCCCACAATTTAAAACCTAATTCTTTACATAATAAACTTTTTTTAGCACAAAAGTCAATTAGTTCATCTTCATTAAATTTAGTATTCTTTTGGTTTTCCCATCTACTTATAGCCTTACAATCATCATCAACTATAATAATGCAATCTGTATCATCATCAAATAAATTATCTAATATCCAATTTCTCACTCTGCTTATGTTTCCTTGAGCTTCATCTGAACAAACTATAATATCATTTCCATTAGCTAGATATTCTTTTGCTTCGCTTTCTCTAACTACTAGCTTAACAAATGGGTATGTAATCTGTGTTATACTTTTCTGTGGTCTTTTATAAGATGGTGCAAATATTTTTATTCTCATTTCTTTAATCTTTTAATTGCTTCAACTCCATTTAAAACCCTACCTATTCCTTTACTCCATTCTTTTCCATTTGATCTTCTTCCAGTTTCTGTCTGTAATCCAAATACCGATTTAGCTTGTATCCAATCAATATCCTTTTCAAACTTTAACACAATGTAATTGCTCTCACTATCTAATTCCGTAGCAAATATGTTTTCTGTATCTATGTTATTTGGGTTTGTTAGTTCTTCAACATCCTCAAAAGGAAATCCATCTAATCCCCATTCTTCCAATTTCTTTATATCCCATTCATTCGCTAGTGTATCCCAATCCCATTCACCAAAGCCTACATTGTCTTTAATAATGAATTCCTGTGCTTTTTTCTCATCTAAATCATCTGCCTGTATAATATAGACTTCTTTTAATCCTATCTCCTTACAAGCCTTGTAACGCATATTACCACCTAGTATAATATTATCCTTATCAACAACTATTGGTCTAAGTGATAACATCTCAGGAAATTCCTTTACACTATTAACAAGTTTCTGAAACTTATGTTTGTTTATGAATCTAGGATTAGCATCATTTTCTTTTATAGATGATATGCTTACCTTTTGTATTTTAGCTTTTATCATTGTATTAAATTTTCTCTAAGGTACAAAAAAATTATTTTCTGTATATTCTTGTAATTACTAATTGAAATATTCCAAAGTAAATAACAATATCTTCTTCGTATATTTCTTTATCTTCAAAGGGATAATGTCTGATTCCAAACAAAATCCCCTTAAAAAAACCTGCTTTAATTTCATAACGTAATAACTCCATAGTATATAATTTGTAGTATAACGTTTTAAAAATTACTTTTTATTTACCAATGCATACCTTCCATTGATGTACTACTTTCTATTACTTGGCACTTGTCTTTACTTTTCCAAGACCAAGATTTTTTCAATAAACTAATTCTTTCTATAATTTCATCTATTCTATTTTTAGGTAAACCCTCAAATAGCATCAATATTTTTTGATCATCAAAACTATAATTTTTAGAATTTAATTTTATTTCTTTAATTTCTTCCTGAAGATGTAGATTTTCTTTTTTAACTTTCCTATACTCATTCTGTAAAAAATGGACTTGGTCTATTTCATCATAGTTTAATTTACTTTTAAATTGAAAGCAGGATTCTAATTCAAAAAGGTCTTCGTTACTTTTCTTGTAAATTGGATACATCTTTACTAAATGTATAACTGATGCGTGATCTGTTTTCTTTCCCATTGAGGTAAAAAAGTTAGCAATACTTGTCCATCTCATATTCATTTTCTTTCTAAAGATATAACAAGCCAACGCCCTTAATTCTACATATTCTCGCTTCCTAGTATTTTGAAATATATCTACTCCTGTCATTTCAATAATACGTTCTGATATTTTTAAATAATCTTTATTCATTTCTTAAAATTTTTATTTCTCGTTCTAAATAATCTTTTGCTTTTAATAGATCTCCTAATTCGTCTTTCTTTTTTCCTGCTCTAATAACATACTTTAATACGTTTCCTCTGCTAAAATTTAATCCGTAATCATTTATGACATCTATAACATCATAATCTTTTCCGTTATCGTAATGTACTTGTGTTGCTTTCATTCAGTTCTTAGTTTTAAAAGGTGATAGCATTCAGCATATTTCTGCCTTGCTTTACCCTTATATTCTTGTTTAAATAATTCGTATAGCTTTCTAGTATATTGGTATTTAGTTTGGCAATCTGCATAATACTTTTCTGCAAACCTTTTACCTTTTCCCTTAAAGTAATTTACATTGTCTGCAGTATCTCCTGCAATCATCTGCTCATAAAAATTATACATAGCTTCATCTTCTGATATGTCTAGTATTTCTTGGTGCTTGTAATGATAGTTGTACATCAGGCAGGGAAACTGCTTGTAGTCTTTGTCTATTGATACAATCATAACTTCATTTCTTCCTAGTTCTTCTGATAACTTTTTCCAATACCTTGCAACCATATCATCTGTCTCTACTCCATAACCTACAACACTATCATAATGACTTTTTACAAAATCGTGCATTTCGTGTAACAATGGTGGTAGTTCTGTTTTTTTTCTATTGGCTTTGTATTTCTTAGTTATTAGCTTTCTAAAGTTTCCTCTAGATCCACTAAATGTAATTACTTTATCTATATTATAAAGTTCTTCTAAGTGGTTTACAATAGCCATATATTGCTCATCAAACTTATTTCTAGCATCAGCTATATCTGTATAATACTTTTCATCTTCAGGATGTTCTCGCTTCCTGTAACAACTTGCAAATATTAAGCTATCTGCATCTACTAATAATATCATAATATATCCTGTATTGCTCCATCAATATACATTATCGCATTTTGACAAATGTTATCTTCTGTTTCTCCATTTTCAATATCTTCTAAAGCATTTATATAAATATACCTTATCTGTCTTTCTAACATAGGAAACTCTGCTATTGACTTCATACAATGCCTAGCTAAATCTCCAATATTTATAGTTGTTTTTTTCTGCTTCATAATTCTTTTAACTCGTCTTTAATTAAATCTAGATACATTTCCTGCATCTTTTTATTTTCCTTTATAACTTGATTAATAATAAATGGCAAGTCTTTAATTAATTGGTCTGTATTATACACTACCCAATTATCTTCCCCATATCCTATATGGAATTCCCCGTCTTGGCAATAAAGGTGATTTGTTTCGTGTATGTATGTAGTTTTACTGTCTGTCATATTGTGATAAATTTATTTGTAAATAATTTCTTAAATCTGATTTTTCTATTATCCTAAACTTAATTGTAATATCAGTTATAGATTGGTCTTTTTCTGTATGGGATTCGATTGATTTTCTAACCTCATCCCATAGTGCTTCATTTACTTTCATTTAATTAAAGTTAAATCTAATTCATTAGCTACATAATTAATATGTTTCTGTGTAGTCTGTGACCAATATCCTAATTGATATAATTTACCCTCTGCTATGGTTGCAACGTGAGTTGTATAACTCCATACTTGATTTCCTTGAATTGATAAATTTTGCTTGTACTTTGATAATCTATACATCTGTTCTGTTTTTATTGGTTAAACATATTACCTATTTCTAAACCCTTATTTAAACCCTTTTCAAATTCTTGGTTTGCTAGATCACATAATATATCATTTAATGAAATAAATTGTTCTGTTGTTAGATCTAAGTTTAAAGCATTTTTTTTCTCGAATGCTTTTGCTAAATTTGATTTTTTTTGTTCTGTTGCCATTTGTTCTGTTTTAATAATTAATAAAGTATAAATATAATATAAATATACTTATAAACAGAAAATTTAATAACTTTTTTTTAAGAAATATTAATATTAATTATACTAGCATCGTTTTCTTCTAGTAAATAAACATCTTTAAGAAGTCTTTTTTTTGTCCACATTGTAGTGTCAGGACAATATTTTTTTACAGGTATTGGCATCTGTAGATTATTTAGCCAATATAAAAAGTTGCCTTTAGGATCATTAACAAAATATAGTTTAATTATATCTTTATCTAATGACATTAAGGCATCGTACTTGTCTTTTTCAAGCATTTTCTGTTCGTAATAGGTTTTACGAAATTTCATTTCAATAACGCAGTCCTTACCCTTTGGTGTTTTACCTATTGCATCGTATCTAGAGAAACCATCCCCTGACCATTTAAGATCCCACCCATCTAAGTTAAGCAGGAATACAACTGCCTTTTCCCACTTATTAATCTTTTTTAATCCCATTGTTCCAAATGATATTCAAGTCTTTTATCCATTGAAC